ATCGCCTGTTAAATCTGACCAAAACGGCATATTGATTAACTTACCGCCTGCTTGAGCTAATCGGTTTAATTCATCATTGGTTGATACAATGCCACCCATGTAAAACGCGGCTAATTCCGCTGTTTTTTCGACCACGTACGGATTAAAGACGCCCGGTACGACAACGTCTGAAATTTGTGTTTTTGCCATTAGTATTTACCTCTATTGATTGGCTAATGCTTTTAGTTGTTCAGCTTTAGCGGGGTTATCTCTTAGGATTTCCGCTTGCTTTGTTAAGTTAAAATGCTCGCCCTTTTGGAAAGGGTTTGCTGTACCGGCCCCGCCGTTTTGATTGCCGCCGTTAGCCCCGCCTCCGGCTGCTTTGCTACCAACAATCAACGGTGCAAAAGCCGGATTATTGATATATTCATTCTTTAATTCTTCGAGTGTTAAAGCAGAGGGTTTACCATCTTTGCTTTTAACAACCGTCTTAATTTCACCATCTTTAATCTCCATTGATAAGCGCGGCAAAATACTATGCTCAAGCACTTCTGCACTGCCTTGCACGGCTAGTTCAGACGCTATTGCAATGGCTTGCGCTCTAATGGTTTGATTTTCTAATAAGCGAGTGAGGCTTGATATGTTTGTTTCGCTCTCTTGCTTTTGCGTGTCTAGCTTTTCTTGCCAGCTTTGATTTAACGCATCAATATCACCTGATTCTCTAGCGCGTTTTTCTTCTTCTTCTTTTCGCTTTTTCTGTTCGGTTTTCTTTTCACCTAAAAGCTGCTCGATTTTTGCATCCATACTGCTAATACGGTCTTCATATTCAGCGCTTTTATCCTCCGGCATACCATCAACAGACAAGACGAACTTTCCGTCTTTCTCTTGATATAACGCCTTTTGGTTTTCATCTAACCCATCAAGTGACTCTAATAGATACTTTAATGTCATTTTTGTCCCCCAGAGACAGTTTGCGATCCCAGATCGCAGGCATAAAAAAACCAGCACTAAGGCTGGTTGTAAGTTATTTTTTTAAATCTTTGAAAAAGCCAACGGCTCTTTGCTTTTCATTTCTTCAAGCGTCATTGGCGTAAAGTTTCTATGCAGGTTTAGTGCAGCGAATCGCTCAGCACTCAAACCACCCTCACGGAATAGCTTTGCTCTTGCTTTACCTAAAACTTCATCCTGAAACTCGCTAGACTGCGTTTTTAGCCATTCGTAGTAAGTTTGATTGGAACTTACAGGGCCATCTTTAGAGGCTCGTTGTGCACCTTCTTTTAAGAAATTAAAACGCTCATCTAACTCAGCAACCGTTGTAGATCTGCATCTAATATGTATTGGTGGCTTCGGGCCTTTACCAAGTTTAAATACCTGACCATCCAAAGACCTGCACTGTGTACTAGTGCGACCATCAAGAGTAGATACCCATTTATAGCCTTTAACAACTGCTTTGTTTTCTTGCCACGTTTCAAATCGAGCAACAGAAGAAACGTGCTGTACCGCTGTTCTAACGATAGCCTCTGCATTTCGGCTTGTTGTCGCTAAGATGCCATCCGTGTATTTATTCGCTCTAGTGCCGCGTATGGCTTGTATTATCTGAAAGTTAGTCTGACCTTCAAAAACACCTTGTCTAATAGCGCCAATAATGCGCGTCTTTTCACCGGCAGACCAATCAGCAATAAACGGTTCTAGTAGCTTGCCGCCACCTGCACCACGCACCGACAATGGCGCACTAAATATAGCGGCTCGAACCTGACTAGATGCAGGTATAACACTTTCAAATGATTCAACCGCATCATTAATGCTTGCAGCTTCAAATTCGGCTTCATAAGTCGCTAAATCTGATAAACCACTTTCTAACTCTTGGTAATACTCACCAAGCACACCCGATAATGCTCTATCAACCTCAGTAAGTAGCTTTTCAAGTCGTGCGCGTGAAAAGTTAGTTAGATCATCATTAAGTAATCGCTCTTTTAAGCCAGCGTCTATCTGCTTTAAAAACTTAGTGAATCGATTAACTTCACCAGACTTCAACCCCTCCAATAAAACTTGGTGTCTTACTGTGGTTTGAATTAACGCCTCACTGGTTGCCATCTAGGTTCAACCCTGCTGTAGCTGCGTCTAATTCCTCTTTAATTTCTTCATCTGTTTTCTCTGGATTAATTACACCTTTCTTGCGTAAATTCATCCATAAATCAGTCTCAGGTATTGAGCCAGACTGCCATGCACCAACCAAT